GTCAGGCCAACAATGAATGTCGGGAAGGCCACGGGTGGCCCTGTAGGTATACATTCTGGTATCGCATCACTGGTTGGTAGACGTTAGATGACGCTGGCGAAAGTACAGTTTGCCCCAGGCGTTAACAAAGAGGGAACCGAATACACAGCAGACGCTGGCTGGTTCGACTCTGACAAGATTCGATTCCGCAAAGGCCGAGTAGAAAAGATCGGTGGCTGGACAAAGTACAGTGACGCTAGTTTTCTGGGCGTGTGCCGATCACTGCATAACTGGTCATCACTAGAATCTATTAACTACATTGGGATTGGCACCAACCTAAAGTTCTATGTGGCAGAGGGTTCTGGGTATAACGATGTTACACCGATCAGGCTGACATCAGGTGCTGGCGATGCCACCTTTGCCGCAACCAACGGGTCATCCACTATCACTGTGACTGAGAATGCACACGGCGCAGTGGTCAACGATTTTGTGACGTTTAGTGATGCGGCAACACTTGGCGGCAACATCACCGCGACCGTTCTTAATCAGGAATATCAGATCGCGTCTGTGCCCACGACAAACACGTTCACCATCGAGGCCAAGGACACAAGCGGTGCTACTGTTACTGCAAACTCAAGCGATAGTGGCAACGGTGGTAGCTCGACAGTTGCGACCTATCAGATCAACACAGGTCTGAACACATTTGTGCAGGGCACAGGTTGGGGTGCAGGCACATGGGGTTCTGGCACTTGGGGTAGTTCCAGCAGTGTTGCTGCTGCCGGTCAGCTACGATTATTCAGTCAAGACAACTTTGGCGAGGATCTCATCTTCAACGTCCGAGGTGGCGGTATCTTCTACTGGGATGAATCATCTGGCACAGGTGCCAGAGCCATCAACGCTACCGCACTAGCGGGTGCCTCTAACGTGCCGACTGTGGCATTACAGATTTTGGTCTCTGATATAGATCAGCACGTCATTGCGTTTGGTGTGAATCCGATAGGCTCATCAAACATAGACCCGCTCCTCGTCAGGTTCTCTGATCAAGAAAACGCTGCTGACTGGACGCCTACGGCTATCAATACAGCCGGTGGTGTACGAATCAACTCAGGCTCTCAGATCGTTGGTGCAGTGCAAACACGGCAAGAGATACTGATCTTTACCGACGTAAGTCTGCACTCTATGCGATTTACAGGTGCGCCATTTACGTTCCAGTTCGCAACACTCAGCACCGATGTATCTATGATCTCGCCTAACGCAGCGGTCAACGCCAGAGGTGCGGTGTATTTCATGGACTCTGGTGGCTTCTATGTTTACAACGGATCGGTGCAGCCACTGCCATGCAGTGTCAAAGAGCATGTGTTTTCTAACCTGAACAAAGGCCAAGCGTTCAAGGTGTTTGCTGCTGAGAACAACGACTTTTCAGAGGTGATCTGGTTCTACCCTGTAGGCACCGACAACACAGAGATCACCAACTATGTGTCGTACAACTACGCAGAGAATCTTTGGGCTGTTGGTACACTAGATCGAGGTGCTTGGATCGGATACTCGCAAAACTCTAATCCGATAGCGTCATCTGTGAACACGGGTGTGACGGACGCAAACTTCTTGTACAACCATGAAACAGGGTTTGATGATGACGGATCAGCGATGACTGCCTTTGTGGAGTCTGGAGATCTGGAGATTGGGGAAGGCGATAGATTTATGATGATCAGCCGCATCATCCCTGACTTCAAGTTTAGCGGATCGACTTCTGATGCGTCTGTGGATTTTACGATCAAGGGCAGCAACTTTCCGCTAGAGACCCCGACAACACAGGCGACGGCAACAGTCACATCTAGCACCACACAGTCCAACATCAGGACTCGCGCACGACACGCAGTGGTACGGGTAGAAAGTTCTGGCGCTGGTTTTGGTTGGCGACTGGGTGACTTGCGATTCGACATGCGACAGGACGGTAGGCGGTAATGGCAACACGACAGAATCCACTGCCAGTGCCTGCGCCAGAGTACGACGTTAGCAACGAAGCGATCACTCGACGCACGTTGGAGCAGGCGTTAGATCAGATAGAAAACGATGTAGAACTGGCTAAGACTCAGGGCGATAAGCCAGGGTCTCTTGCTATGCGTCGGTTTCAGTTTTTGTTGATGGGTGCATCGTGACGGATGTCATCAAGGTCTTAGGTCAGGTTGATGTTAGCGCAACCACTACAACGACTTTGTATACGGCACCAGATCTTACACAAACAACCGTCAGTTCCTTGGTGATCTGCAACAGAAGCGGATCAGCCATCACCTTTCGTGTCAGTATTCATGTTGGCGGTGCGTCAGCAGATGATAAGCAGTTTATATTTTTCGATGAAGACTTGGCAGCAACCACCAGTAGAACGGTGGTCATTGGCATATGCCTGTCGCAAACGGATGTAGTCAAGGTTTACGCAAGCGCAGCCAACGTAAGCTTCAACCTCTTTGGAGTGGAGACGAGCTAATGATGTATCAAAACCCAATGCCTCAACCGCCTATGCAGGCCATGGCTGACCAGATGGCTCAGCAAGGCCGATATGGCGACAGCATGATGGTTCACATGAACCCGATAGAAGTGGCTGGTATCGCCTCTCTGTCGCCCACAGGGCAGCTTACAACCAACCCGATGACGGGACAGCCTGAAGCGTTCTTGCCAGCTTTGTTGGCCCCTTTATTAGGCAATGTAGTAGGCGGAGCAATAAGCAGTTCTTTGCTTGGCGGACTTCAAGCAGGACTTGTAAAAACAGCTCTTGGCGCGGGTATTAAAGGGGTCGCTGCCGAGGGTATCCGCTCTTTAGCGACAGGAGAAGACTTCGATCCCACAAAAGCTTTAACGTCATCAGTGACATCGGTAGGAATTGATCAAGCAGTTAAGTCTGGGGCAGAGGCTGTTCAAGGTCTCGCTGGGTTTGAGGACGCTGCAACACAGGCTCAAAAACTGGCTGACGTTGCGACTAAAACAGGGATAGAGCAAGGACTTACCCCAGATGCTATAGCTCAAAACCCATTTGTAGAAGCAGCAGGAACAGCTAGAGAGGGTGCAGATCTAGTGGCTCAAGAGGCAGCAAAAATGAGTGCCCTTGATGTTGTTAAACAAGGTGGAGCAATGGATATTGCTAAAGGCTTTCTTTCTCCAGCAGCAGCAGCGCCAATAGCAATCGGTGAGGGTCAAAGGGCTGCGATAGAGGCTCAAGATGAGCGTGATCGCATGTTTGGCAGAAGGGCCGCTGACAGAGAAGAAGATCTAAGACGGTCAAGAGACATACTGACCACTGCAACAGGACAAGTTGCATCTGACTATGGAATGAACTACGGCACCCAGTATGCAGCACAAGGCGGCATTACATCCGTTGATCCTGCTGACTTTCAGCGCCGATACAACGAGTTGCAGATGATGGGCAGAGAGCCTATGCAGATGAGAAGAGGCGGCGACATAGAGGACACCAACATCCGTCGCGCTCTACAACCAGCACAGATTGTCGCAAGGCAAGCAAGTTTGCGCGGCCCAGTAAAAACGCCTAGCGAGTTGCCTGCGAATTATAGGCCTGGTTTCGATCCTGAGATTAGTTACTTCAAGAGTCCTTTCGTAACATCAGATCAGACAGGTGTGCCAACACCAGGGACTCCCGGCACCATACCGCAAATAGATCCTTCTTTAATGCAAGGGATCGGTAGCGTCGGTAAAGCTGGTGGTATGGGTGGCGCAAGATCTGTACCTCCTAGAGTTGAAGAGGCTATGGAGATTGCTAACAGACGGACGCTCTCTACAAGAAAACGCAAAGCTGCTCAAAAAATAGTTGATGAGTATGAGGCAGAGCAAGAAAGAGATCAGGACTATTTCGATGACATCATGGATGCTACCTACGGTAATCAATACGCCGCAAGAATGCAGGAAGGTGGCGAAACAGAGATGAACCAGCAAGCGGCGATGCGCTTGATAGAGCAGGTTTCTATGGCGCTGCTTGGTCGATTATCTGAAGAAGAGTCAGAGGCCGTCATCAATCGATTCATAGATGAGTTCGGCTCTGAGGCTTTCCAGATGCTGCGATCACAGGTGCTGGAATCTGTGGTGCCCAACTCCCAGAAAGAAGGCGTGATCGAAGGTGCAGGCAAAGGCATGGACGATCAAGTGCAAGGTATGATCGGTGACTCTCAACCAGTTGCTGTGTCTCCCGGTGAGTTCATCGTGCCTGCTGATGTGGTATCTGGTATCGGTGATGGTGACACTAACTCTGGTGTGAAAGAGTTAGAGGGCATGATGGATCGAGTACGGCAAGAGCGTACTGGCACTACCAAACAGCCTGCACCTCTCGGTGCTATGGCAGGAGGCGCAATACCCGCATGAACAGTCTCTTAGAGTTTGATGAAAGCAAGATCAAAGATATCTCCAGAGAGCCAAAGGTTTGCCGCAAGGACGCGCCTAGAGAGATCACACACACGATAACGATGGTGCCCCCCAACTACC